GACCCCGATGGACATCCGCAACGCGGTTCACGCGGCTGCGATGGATACACGGGTCAAGGGCATCGTGCTGGACATCGACTCGCCGGGCGGCACTGTCGCTGGCGGTGACGACGTGGTAGAGGCGATCCAGGACGCGAAGAACATGGTCGGCCCGAATGGGTCGTTCAAGCCGGTTATCGCGTATGGGCACGATATGTGTTGCTCCGGCGCGATGTTGCTGGCGTCACAGTGCGACGAGTTCTATCTTGGTGCTGGCACGACGGCGGGATCGATCGGTGTGTGCGCCATGATTCGCGACACGAGCGAGTCTGAATCCGAGAACGGCGACAAGGTGCATCTGGTGGCGTCGGGTCCATACAAGGGCATGGGATTTCCGGGCGTTCCCGTCACCGAACCGCACCTTGCGAAGTTCCAGCAGGAAATCAACGACCAAGCGGAGTGGCTGATCGGCTGCATCGCGTCTGGTCGCGGGATGAACACCGAACAGGTCCGTTCGCTCGCCACCGGCGAGACGTGGATCGGCAAGCAGCTTGTCGAGTTCGGCTTGGCGGACGGCGTGATGGGGTTCGGCGAGCTGATCGCCCAGATGAACGATCAACTGTGAGGTTTTCCATGTCACTTCTCGACAAGTTCCGTCTTCGCAGTTCCAAGATTGAAGTCAACTCGCCGCCCAGCGGGACGATCCCGCGACAGGACGGGTTCGACGATGACGACGAAAAGAAGAACGAGGAACACGACGAGAAGGACCCCAACGAAGAAACGAGCGTCACTAATCCGGCGATCCAGTCGTCAGACGTAGACGAGGAAGATCCGGACACTAAAAAGGAGGACAAACAAATGTCCACCTCTACACCCGCCGCGCCGGATACCAACAAGAATCCGGCACTCGGCACGCAGCCCGCGTCCTTTGCAGAACTGTCCACGATGATCGACCCCGGCACCCCAGACCGGCAGGCGCTTATCTGCAACATCATGGAGAAGTCCATGACCGTTGCAGATGCACAGAAGGCGTACAACGCCCACCTGCTCGCGTCCGTGGCGAAAGCGAACGAGAAGGTCGAGATGGCGTCCCGTGTGGCGTCTGTCCCGACCGGCGCGAACCCGGTTCCGAATCGTACCGCTGCCCCCGGCATCGCCCAGAAGTACGCACATTTCACCGACTACATGTCGCTGATCGCTCACTTCGAGGGACCGGACGGCGGCGAACTTGACCGTGGCAAGGCGACGATCGCGGCGAACAAGTATCGCCCCGACCTGCGCGAGAAGTACATCGGCATGGCTGATGTGCCCGGCAAGGGCGGTCGGCGGATGCCCGTCTCGAACTAACTGACTTCTTCCAACTCAACCACTGGGCAAGCGAGCACCCGCTACGCGCGGTCTCCCTCTGTCCTCTCTGAAAGAGACTTCCAATGGCACAGACAGGCTTCTATCTCGGCGCTAAGGGGACGTTCCTCCCCATCTACTTCGCGGCGTCCACCGCGCAGTTCCTTCGCTGCTACATCGACTCCAACGGCTACGCGGCCATCTGCGACGCTGACAAGAAGTCGGTGGGTGTGGCGACCACGGGCACTCCGGCGTGGACCGGTGGGCCTTCCCAGAACACGTTGCAGCTCAACCACCAGATGGGTACTCAGGTGATGGTTGCCAACGGCGCTATCACCAATGGCCAGAAGGTGTACGCTGCCGCGTCCGGCAAGGTGTCATCGACCGGTCGCGTGTGCGAAGGCGTTGCTCTGACCACGACCACTGCTGACGGCGATTACGTGATTGTTCTCACGTCTGGTGGGTCGCAGGACATTCAGTATGCGACGGTGGCAGCGTCCTCGGCTGTGACTAACACCACCGCCGAAACTAGCTTTTCCCAAACACTTTCGATTCCCGCAAACAGCCTGACGGCTGGCGACGTGATCGAAATCTTCACGCAGGGCATCGCCACTTCCACGAACTCGACCGACACCCTGACCATCAAGGTGAAGATCGGTTCCACCGTGCTGGTTTCCTCTGGCGCGGTTGACGTTGCCAACAACGACGTGTGGGTCATCGACTGCCGAGTGTGTGTCCGTACCGCAGGTGCATCCGGAACGCTGGTTGCTGGTGGTATTGTGGCTCTTGGTACGCCTGCCGAAGCGACCACGGTCCTTGAGAAGGCTGGTGGATCGTTCGTGGCTTCGACCACGGTTGATACCACGGCTGCTCATACGATCGACGTGACGGCTACGTGGTCAGCTCTCTCAGCGTCCAACTCGTGCCGTCAGGACATGTTCATCGTTCGTCGCAAGAACGGCGCGTCCTTCTAACTCAACTTCAACACCAATCGCATCAAGCGACTCGCGGCTAATCCGCGAGCTTCGGAGGTTCTTCAATGTCTATCAACACTGGCGCAAGCCCCACAATCCCTCGTGAGGACCTTTATGGGGCCTACACGCTGATGAACACGCAGAACGTCGGCTTCAAGGCCGAAGAGATTCTGCCCCCGTTTGAAGTCGGTCGTGTGACCGGTACCTACGGCGTGATCCCGGCTGAAGCCCTGCTCGACCTCATTAACGTCGAAGTCGGCGCAACGTCTGAGTCGCCCGAATCAGGCTGGTCTCCCACGAACGGCACGTTCAACCTGACCGAGTACCGCAACAAGGAGATGGTCACGGCGAAGCAGGCCGAACTGTACTCCTCGTGGTTCAACGCTGAGGAAATCGCGGCCACCCGCGTTCGCCTCATCAACCAGCGCTGGTACGAGAAGGTGGTTGCGACGGCGCTCATCAATGAAACGCTGTTCCCGGCCTCGGGCACGACCGGCGTTACGCTCTCTGGTGGTTCTCAGTGGGACAACGCTGCTGCGACGCCCATCACGGACGTTCAGACCGGCCTTCAGACCATCGAAGACAACTTCGGTGTGACGGCCAACACGCTCATCATGACGGCGTACACGTTCCGCAAGATGCTGACCGTTACGCAGATTGCTCAGCGTCTGACGGCGAACTTCAGCGCTCCGGAAGCCCCGGACACTGGCATGGTCCCGGCCATCCTTCAGGAACAGCGCCTTGCGTTCGTTCTGGGCGTCGAGAAGGTCATCGTCACCAACCGGTTCGGCTCGGTGTACAACTCGGGCAAGCCGGGCCAGTCGAAAACCATCGCCAAGATTTGGGACGAGGATTACGCGCTGCTCACCCGCATCTCGGGCGACCGCGACCTGTCCTCGCCGCAGCTTGGCCGTACGTTCCGCCTTGCTGGTCACAACTCGCTCACGATTGATTCGTGGCTTGTGAATGATCCGGTGGGCAGCTACATCCGCTGCACCGAACACAAGGCGGCGATCACGATGAGCACGCCTGTTGGCTACCTCATCAAGAACACCAAGACCTAAACCCCTCCCGCGTAGGTGAGCCGGGCGGGTGATCCGCACACCCGCCCGTGCTCCCTCTTTTTTCAGGAATATGACATGCGAACCCATGCGAAACGTGCCTTTAAGTGGGCGTGGCGTCGGTTGCCTGATGATGTGTTTGTTCTCTGTGTTCTTGGGTTCGCTGTGTGCTTGTGGTTCATTACGGGATGTGCCGCAGGACGAAACGACGCCACTGGTGAAATCGTCATCGGATTCGGTGCTGGAAGACTCACTGAGTCTGTCAATCAGGGATTGTCCCAGCTTGGGGATTACATCCTTCCCGGAGCCGGAGCAGCCCTCGCAGCCGTTGGATTGCCCGTCATTGGATGGGCACGGTCCTACGCAGCCGCACGAGCAAACGCAGCCGCCCACGCAGCCGAAAACAAGGGATTTGACGAGGGCGCTGCTCGTTCTGTCGGGAGTGTCAGTGATCCAATCACTCCTCCTCCTGTTGTTCCACCTCAGACTTAAGCGGAAGGAAAAGAAGTCAATGGCAAGCGTCCAAGAACTCACGGAAATCCTCGGAACGGTCCGCCCCCTCATTCAGCAGATCATCGTTCTGTTGCACAACAACAGCAATCGCATCGATCCCGCTGATCTGAACGGCGTTCGGGATGAACTGCTTGCGTTCCGCGATCAGCTCAATGTCGAACTGACCCCGCCCGCTCCGCAGCCGAATCCGTGATCGAAGGCCGGACACCTCTCGACCACACGATACCGCGAGCGAAGCAACTCACGGAGTCAGTCAATGCAATTGTTCCTATTCATCGCCGAAGTTGCCGGGGTTGACCCTTGGCTCCAATACGGCGCTCTCGGCGTGCTTGCGGTGTTCATCGTGGTGGTATTCAACAAACTCTGGGAGTTTGGGAAATCCATCCTCGAAATCCTCGCCAAGCTGGTTGCTTCGATCAACTCGGCCACCGACAAGTTCACGACCGAGATGGTGGCGGCTTCCAAGGACCGCGAAGACTCATCTGAAAAGCTCCACTCGATCCATCAGGACGTGGTTCAGATCAAGCACCAGACCGGCCAGATCCTGGCGCATCAGGAGGGCCGGAAATGAAACGACGCAAAGGCGGATACGCCATTCCGGTACTTGGTTCGTGTACGGTCGTTGCTGTCGGTCTCGCATTCTGCCACACCGACAAGCTCACTCCGGATTCCATCATGGGTTACGCCAATGGCAAAGACTGCTATCTGGGTGAATGCAGCCAGCGACCGACGATCACAGATTGCGTGTACTGCTGCGCTACCAGGTGTACTCAGTGGTCGGTTGACTGCGCGAAGCTCTGTGTCGGGTCGAAGCCAAAGGGCGACGTTCTGATCGAACTCGTTCAGAGCGCCAAACTCGTTCAGTCGAAAGACACGAGCGATCAGGCGGCGTTCGACAAGGCTGTGGTATTTGTGAAGGTCATGAAGACATACCCGGACAACGACCTTCGCGCTATCGCGTGCGGGGTGGCGTCTGAAACCCCGTTCGTTGGTGACGTTCAATGAAACTCCCGATCATCGGATTCCTCGCTGTGGTTGGCGTGGCGTGTGCATCCGGCCCGCGTTCTTCGATCGTCCCAACTGGGGTAGATCAGAAGTGGGACGGGCTGTCACCGTGGCGCGGCGTCGGGCACGGTCTGAACCTCGACAACTCCGGCGCTCTCGCAACGATCGCTGGCGTCTGGCCGAACTTTCAGACGAACCGGCTTGTGTACTGGGGGTTCCCCTCAGTCTCCACAGATGCCGGGGCCAAGGTGCTGATCCATGCACGGCAGGACCCGTCCCTTGGTGGCGTAGACGACATGTACGTCACGCTGGGCGTCACGGATCGGCAGGGCACGTACTACACGCTGTATCCGAATGGGACGGACAACCTGCCCATCACGGGCGAGTGGGTGACGATCGGCTACACGATCGGGCACGCGGTCCCCAACTGGAAGAAAGAACAGGTCGAACTTTGGGCGGTCTCTGGCCTGCTGAACGCCGCTGGTGTCGAGATTGACGCCGTTTGGGTTGAGTAAACCGATTCAATGGCAACGTACTACGTCATCAACGGGTCCGCGTCGATCGACGACGGCGCAGGCGGCTACATCATTGCGCCCGGCGCGAACGCCAACAACGGGACTACTCCGCTCACACCGAAGAAGAACCTTTCCAGTCTTCTCGGGTCTGTGACTCCCACCGTGAGCGACACGGTGTATATCGCGGGTATTCAGGTCGGGTCGTTTACCTGCGTGGCCCGCATTGTTCAATGGCTGGGCCAGTCTCAGGCGTACACGGTCGGGTCAGTGGCACCTACCGACGACTCCGGGCTGACGTGGAGCCTGAACGTCGATACGTGGTCGGTGACGATCGGAACGAACAAGGTTCTCGGCACGTACGACCCTGATGCTGGCGGTGTACTGACTTCGATTGACCACGGGAACGTGGTTGCCAAGTGGCTGAGCCGCGTTGACAGCTACGGTCGTCACTATGGGTGGTACAAGTGGGGTTCGCTCTCTGGCGGTCGCCTCACGGCCAACAAGCGGGTGTTTTACGATCAGGCATCTGGCGTCCTGTACATCCGAGATGATTCTCTGTTCACGGGTGGCGTCACGCCAAACACGCTCACGGGCATGGACGCGGTTCGGTACGTCACTGGCGACACCTATCAGATCGGTGTCGATCAGCGAACATCGTCAACGTGTCGCGGGATCAGCGGCATCATCGGCGGTCACTACTGCACGCGGGCTGACAACACGAACAGCGTCCCCCCCAGCTACGGGTATATCGGTGGTGGTGATGTCATCGTCGAGAACTGCGAGTTTTGGGACTGCGAGGTTCACGGGATCGTCTTCTCGAATGACCCGAATACCAACTGCCGTGGGTCGAACGTCAAGGTATGGGGCGGCGGGACATACAACGGGTACAGCGCGATCGTCACGCACAACGGCGGCGCAACAGTCGCCTCGGACGTGACTGGTACTCGGGTTACTGGATTCAACGTCTTCCCGTACGGTCTGCTCGATCCGGACGGCGTTCCGCATGACGCAACGGTTGGCCTGAACGCGCTGTACGCCCACACGAAGGGTGTTGGGGGCGGGACTATCGACGACGTTGAGTTTGCAAACGGCGTGATCCGGTTCGTCGAGAACAAGGGGTCAGCGTTCAACGCAGCGGACACGAACTCGACCATCTCGAACGTCGATTCGTACGACGCCTTCCCGTTCCGCGTGAAGAACGTGATTGTCTATGGGCAGAAAACCACTTCGTACATCCAAGGCAATGTGGCGCTCCGTCGAGTATTTACGGACTCAACGGCGTGTGCGCTCCAAGCGTCACTCGACGTGACGGCGGTTATCTTCGCGGTCGGAGCCGGGTTCACGTGCCTGATGGATGCGTGTGTCCATGTGACGAACACGGACATCCCCAGCGGAACAGACGACCGGATCATCTACAAGATTTACACCGGCTCGTGCCTGTCTCAGATCAACTGCACGACGATCGACGTTGCGACCAGCTCGACGCTCCGAAACCACTCGATGTTCCAGTACGGGAGCGCTGCCTTGTACGTGGCCGGGTCCGCTGGATTCCAGAACCGGGCCAAGGGTTGCATCTTCTACTTCAAGACGGCGTTCGCTGGCAACTACTTCGCGTACTTCGATGGTGGGGTGGCGAACACCGGGAACTACGTCTTCGACGGGAACTGGATCACGAACATCCCGGCAGGTCACTGGGCTGAAAATACGTCCTACGACACGCTGGCCGAATGGCAGGCGGTCATTGACACCCACTCTGACGCCACGACCACACCAGCGTTTGTCACCGACACGTCTGTTGATCCGCTTGTCGCAGGCAAGCCAACGACGGGCGGGAACATCTTCACGAACAAGTACACGACCGCTGTTCACACCTCGCTCGGATACAACTCACAGGGTTACGGCGGGATGCGTGGCGCGTGGCAGTACCCAGCAAACATATCGAAGAAGATCAACCTCCTCTTCGATAATCGGCCCGGAGAGATTCAATGATTTTCAGCAACAACGGAATCACCCCGCTCTACGCGACCAACTCAACCTCCTCTGCCTACACGTTGACGGCGGGTATTGTCACGGCCTCATCCTCTACATTCTCTATCGAAGTCAACGGCGCTTTCGGGATGTGGCTCGCCTTCTACGGCGTCGGTTCCAACAACAATGCCGGGACGTTCCGCGTCACGGCGCTCAGTCGGATCTACAAGGGTAATAGCGGACGATCGACGCCCGCCGCATATTACCGCCATCATCTCGGTTCAGGTACCTGGACTCTTTCGAGCAGCCTGACCGGTGATGGAACGATTATCCCCGCAAGCAACTACCTTGCGGATTCCGCGACGTACGCGCAGGCGGACGCATCGACCACGACCCCCAAGGGGATCGGTTCGGTCATCGAATCCGCCTACTCGCTGGGTACGGCTTCTACGTTCAGCCCAGCGGACGACGCGACGCAGGCGTGGGTGTTCATCCCGTTCATGGGCTTTGTCGGTCATATCGAGGTTGAGTCGATCGTCACGACCGCGACTTCGGCAAACGTACTGGCGGCGCTTGTCGGTCGAAACTAAGGGAAATCAATGGGTCTGAGTCTTTCGAGCTTTGATCGTGTTCCGTCGCGGGTGACGACGTTCCTTGGTGGCCGGCCCGTGGAGGTTCGGTCGCTGACGGCTGCGGAGATGGACGCGCTGCGGGCGGTCATCCTCAAGCCATCTCCGGAGATGGTGGCGAACCCGATCATCGGCGGAATACCCGCGATGATCCCCGACGACTTCTCCCCGTTGTACAACAAGGCGATGGAGAAGTGGGTATCCAAGATGCAGACGGCGATTGTTGCTGTGGCTGCTGGTCTGGACGCCCCGAATGGCATCGCGTACCCAGAGAGCGGGCCAGAATCGGCTTTGAAGGGGTACGTTGATTCGATCGTTCCGGAGATGCGGAAGCGGTTCACAGACAACGAAATCGGAGATGTGTACGTGCTGGTGGGCACGCTTTCCGATCCGACTTCCAGCGTGGACGGTAAGGACCGCATCGAAGCGGCAAAAAAAAACTTGTCGGGCCTGTCCCCGCAGGTGTTGGCGGATCTTCTCCGGACGCTTGGAAGCTCCCAGAACGGTACGGAGTCTCGGGAGACTACCTGAAGCTGAGGCTATGCGAACGGTTTGGGTGGCCGGTCGAGTACGTCTGGGGAAAGCACCCCGACGAACTGCGGATGCTGCTGGCGTACGAGGACATCCGGCAGATTGAAGAAGTTCGAGCGCTCCAATGACCTTTGACGACGAGTTCCAACTGCTGTCCACGGACAACGTGGGCGTGTTTGGCCGGACGATCACGTACCGGCGCGTCACGGGTGGTACGTTCTCCACCACGACGGGAACGGAGTCTGGCGCATCGACCACGACCTATAGCCTCTCGGCGATCGAGAGCCAGACCATGCGGAACGTAACGAACGTGATGGACGGTGCTCAGATGATGGTTGACGACGTGGTTTACCTGATCGACGCGGCGACCTTTGAGGGAACGTCGCTTGGGACTCCGGCGCAGGGTGACATCATCATCTCGAACGGCGTGCAACGGCGGGTGGCTGGTGTGAATCTACAGGCTCAACGGAAGATGTACCGCATCGTCTGCAAGTCTGAGGAGAAGCCGGGCTAATGCTGGTTGACGCTGGCACGCTGGACCGTCTGATTACGACGGCGTTCAGTGGCATCTCGTCATCGGTCGCGGTGTACGTCCCGCACGGACGCCCCCAGCCTACGGGGTTGGATGTGCCGTGGTTCTCGCATCGGCTTGTAGTGACGGGTCAACCGAAGATCATCAACAGCAGCCAACCCGACATGGCGAACATCGCGGTGTTCATCTCAATGATGTGCCCCGGTGAGGCATTGCAGGCGAACGCATACATCCTCGGTGGGGCTCTCACCACGGCGTCGGGTCTGTTGTGCTACCAGCGTTTCGTGGATTCGCCCGCGACGCATCAACTGGACTTCCAAGGCTACGAAATCACTACGAACTACGCGATCAGTACGGGTAGCGAGGGGATTGCCTCGCTCCTGGTCGCTGGATCTTCCACCATCTCCGGCATCGCGTGCCGAACGGTCTGAAGGGATAAGACATGGCAAACCGCAACTCCGGCGCATGGCAGCGTTCTTCCAACGGCGTGAGCATCCTGCTCGGGACCGACCCGATCTTGAACCTCGTTCCCGGTTCGCTCCGCTACAAGCTCATGCAGCGCCAGCGTATCGACAACTACGACCGTGGCGTCCACGGGTCCACGACCATCGGGGACCAGAGGAATCAGGAAGTGGAGTTCCAGCTCTACCGCACGTCTACCTTTGAGGCATTGCGGGCGTTGCTGGTCCCGGCTGGAACGACCGGCACAGAGACGGGCTTCTCTATGACGATCAAGCAGCCCGACTATCTGGGCGCTTCCACGGGCGAGACGTTCACGCTGACCGCTGGATACCTCCCTGAAGGATTCGAGGACATCGCTGACGGTGGCGGTCAGGACGTGGACAAGATCACGATTCGGGCCGTGTTCCGCTGCGACTACCCGTCGATTGCGACGTACTGACCCATGGCGATGGCGCTCGACATCTCGGGCCTGAAGAAGCGGGTGGATTCGATGCTCGCCAAGTCCGCTGATGCGGCTGGTCTCAGCGTCGAATCACTCATGAACCCGGTGATGCGTCAGATCGTCGGCGAGGTTCCCGTTGACACCCACCGCTTGCAGCGTGGGTACGCGATGGCTGCGAATCAGGCTGGGTTGGGTCCGTTCCCCGTCCCCGCCGTGAACCCGTCGAAGTGGCGCGACAAGGTGAATATGGAGACGGCGGCTCAGATCGACCGCTTTGAACGGGCGGTCAAATACTGGAAGAACATCATCCAGTACCGCTACGTTGCCAAGGGACGATCGACTGGCAAGGGGTACACGGAAGCCCTGAAGAAGCTCGCCATGTATGAGAAGCGTCTCCGCAAGGCCCAGATCATCGCGGCGCGGTTCGGGTTCGGGCTTGAGTCAATCGCTATCTATCGGTCATCGAAAACGGGTATCACCGTGACCGTGCGCGACAAGGTGTACGGGGGCGAGGGGAAGCGGGTGCAGGTTCCAGGCTTCAACGGCGTCGAGATTCACAACCTCGAACCGCACGCGAGCATCGTTGAGTCGTACGACCACACGGTCAGGGACGCATTCGCTGCTGCGAAGAGGACGGGTCTGGTCCGCTTCAAGAACTCGTATCTGAAGGGGATTGGGTACATTGGCTGATCTTCTATTCAGGGCGGGCATCGACGACACGCCGTTCAAGGCTGGCCTGAAGAGGCTGGTCAAGAGTGGCGAGGAAGCTACCAAGTCGCTGGAAAAGCGTGGTGGCGTCGGCGGTCTACTGAAAGAGGCGAGCGCCGGTTTTAAGGCTGGGCTGGGGTTCTTTGTGGCGCAGCAGGCGATTCAGGGTATCGGTGAGGCGTGGGCATTCGCACGCCAAGAGCTGCAAGCCTACGACAAGGTGAACCGCAGCGCCGCATATCGGAACCAGATTGGCGTTCAGGGCTCCAAGGTTTCACGGAGTGGCGTTGGGCGTCTCTTGGACAGCTACGGCGTCCGCGACGTTGCAAACGAGTTTGGACGACTTCCTGGTGCGGTCGCAAACAGCCTTCTGTCTGAACAAGAGCGCAAGCGGTACACCGATCAGGAAGTATCGTCGCATCGCCGGTACATGAACTCGGTCCTTCGCCAGATCAACGGACCGATCGACGAAGAGGTAATGCGTCTCCAAGGCAAGACGGTTGCGGCTGGACTTCATCAAGCCAAGCGAGAACTCCAAGAACGGCGCGAGCAGATCCGGACCCTCAAAGAGACTGGACAGATTGACGAAGTGACGGCCCAGCAGCTTTCATTCTCATCTGATCGTGCCGCAAAGTTCCGCATCGCCGAAGCACTCCGATCAGAGACTCGCGGGTTGGCCTCTGAAATCCCTGCTGGACTTCGATACGCCTTCGGTGGTAGCACGAGGAACTTCCGGGCGCAGGACGAAGAAATCACCAAGAACGACGCTTACTCGGGACAAGCGGACACGTTTTACCGTGGCGTCGTCGAGATGAACAACTCCGTCATCTCTCTCACGAACGAACTCAAGCAGTTCGGCGAGCGGATCGTCAACGGTACCGCTCCTCACCACACCTACACGAACAGCAACTAATGCCTCCTGTTGGAACACTCCTCACGGAACCACCGTACAACCCGGTGATTTCGGATGGCATCGCGGGTCTCAAGGGCGTCGCGTACTTCCGCGTCAACACCGACAAAGAAGGCATTGCGCTTAATGCCTCCGGTGTCCCGAAGAAGTATTCATCGTGGCCGGTTGATGATCGGTTCCCTTCGCTGATCTGTGTCAACAGGACATCGGAGTACACTCACGGAACCGATAGCGCTGTCACTCAGACAGACGGTTATTCCCGTGTCCGATGCGAATACGACAGCGCGGCAAGCACGTACCCGCTTCCGATCGTCGGTGCGTCGTACACGCGGTTCGCCAGCAGGATTTCGAGTCAGAACCTGATTCACGACGTTCGGTTCGGGACCGATCCGACGTACAACTATCAGATTGAAAACGGTCGTGGCATTCAGCGGGAAGTCGGCGGAACAGTCGCGCAGGTGATCTATTTCCCGCCACCGTCTCGTGTGACGCAGGTTCTAAACCAGATCATCTCACTCCAAACGTATCAGGCCGTCAATGGTTCTTCGGTCACGCTCCCGCCATTGGTGGGAACGCAGTATCGGTACACCATTGACGCTCGCGGCGCTCGATACAACGACTACGAGATTGGATACGAGGCTGGATTGCTCAGAATCACCCACTCGCTCATCATCTCGCAGTTCGCGGGCGTCTACAGGTGGTTCCTGTTGAGCCCGTCTGGAACTCGTCTTCCGGGTCCGGTTGACACCAAGATCTACAACGACGACACGTTCACGAACCTGTGGTAACGCATGGACTCAAACAGACTCCACGCCCCCGGTCCATCCAGTCCGATCACTCCGGACAGCATCGGTCGCCTCACAGAGACGGCCAAGCAGACGCGCCGAGACCTTCGCTCCGGTGGATGGGGCCTCATGGCCTCGATCATTGCGGCGCAGCAGCCTGATTGGTTTGTGAAGGCGTACATCACGGCGATCTACCCAGCGGACGCGGACCAGCATCCGTACCCGGCAGCGCAGGTGTACTACGACGTGATCGGCGTAGGGCTTCCAGGCGTCGTTATCAGCCACGACCAACCGTTCTACGGTCGCCCTGTGAAGAACCCGCTACACCAGATCTACGCGGCGTCAGTGGACATGGACGCGGTGATCGTTCGGTCGTCAGAGTTTGACGGAACGCCCCGGTATCGGCTTATGCTGCTGCCAGACTCGGAACAGCGGGCAACTCGGTTGTGTGGGGGAGAGTAATCACTTTCCAGACCCCATGTACGACCTGACTTTCCCGTTGGTCGTCATCCGTCTGGCGTCCTCGATTTGTTGAAGTATCTGATTGCAGAGTTTTAAGTCTGCGCCAGCAGCATCGCGCAGGTTCTTCGGAACATCCGGACCCACTCCACCCATCGAAGTAAACGACTGGACAACCCTAGCCTGAATCCAGTCAAGGTCGGTCATGTCGTACATGGCTCTGATCGCGCCGTATTCATCGAATGGCGTAGAAGACATTTCGCACTCAAGGCCGTACTCGGCAACAGCGTCGTGAACATCGTTCCAGTTTCCTCTTCTCCATGCGTATCCAGGAACTTCGCTCAGGGACTTCTCAAATCTCTGAGTGACCCTCTGAACGGCTGACGCATAAGACGCATGGTCAGATGAAGGATTCCGGATTGCTCTTATCGAGAGCTGCGGGAAAGCGGAAGACTGTACGTGCTTGTCCAGAGAGCTTGGTTTGAAAAGCACGGCTCCTGTCCCGACAACGCCACAAGCCACGAACGCAGCCAACTTCAAACGAAGATTCATAAAGCCTCCCGATGCCTCAGAATACAGCCCAGATCGACCTGAACAAGCTCAGGGACCGCGTTTTCATACCCTGTAAGGGTAAAAACGTAGGCGTCATCACCGCTATCGACACTGGCGGGTGGTCCACGGCGGTCCTTACCGTGAAGAGGGCTTCACGCGGGGTCATGCCCACAGACTTCTCAACCCCCGTCACCATGACAAAGAACGCATCAACGCAGGTCATCTGCTCCGGCGCTGACTACCTCGTGGTGGAGACCACCACCGTCGAATCTGCTGGCGCGAAGTCCGTGTACGCGATCGTCGGGTGGGAGGTGTCCGAGTGAGGCCATACCCGGCTGTGGGTGGCACGCCCACGGGTTCCAAGTTCCTGCGCGACGACCTTCAGTGGGCGACACCCGCTGGTGGCGGTTCTCCCGGTGGGTCTGACACGCAGATCCAGTACAACAACGCGGGGGCATTCGCTGGCAGTACGGGCATGACGTGGAACGAGTCCACCCAGACATTCACGGTCTGCGTTGACCGGTTCATCGTGGATAACACGAACAACACGTTTCAGGTCTACGTCACAGACGGAACGAGCTTCCCTGCGATATTGCTTGACGCTGGGGTGGGGTCGGCGGGTCTCAGTTCTCCCAACGGACAGTGTGTCATCGGCGACTACAACCTCGCGGCCAACGGAACGCTGTTCATCGTTGATGACGCGGCCCAGAAGACCACCAGCAACGTCAAGCACTACCCAGACCTCGACGCCGTGTGGACCGACAACACCGCCGGTCCGGTCATTAAAGACACGTCCAACGGGCACTGGTACCGCATCAAGGTCACAGCGGGCGTCCTCGGCGTGACCGACCTCGGCACTTCGCTCCCATAACCACATCTACAACGGAATAGACCATGACTACCAGCAGCCGCATCGCTGGTTCGTCTGATTGGACGAACAACAGCTATTGGACCGCCAACATCGCCACGGGCAATGACGTTCGGGTCGAAGAGGGTGGCGACAATCTGACATCAAACCTCACCACCGCGCACGATTACACCTCGCTCTACTTCGGGCAGGGGTACATCGGCGACGTTGGCACGGATGGAACCTCCCTCGTTTGCAACGTCGATCAGACCGGTACGGGCATCATGGACTATCACGGTGGGGGGAACAAGTTCTACCACTCGTGTACGTCCTCATCCGGCGTCGTGAACCAACTCACGTTTGCCCCGACGAACGGGCGCACGGTGGGCGTGTTCTCCGCTGGCGTCTACACCACTGTCTACGCCTGTGGCGGGACGATGATCTTCAAGGGTGCTGCGAACCCCGTCAGTCTGTACCTCTTGGGAGGAACGGTCATCCTCGAATACCACGCATCGAACACCCCAACCCTCTTGGACGCGGCAACCGGCTACCTCACGATTCAGCGCGACTTCACGGCGCTGAAGGTGGCTGGTTCCGGCAAGGTCATGTTCCAAGCCAAGGGGATCACGGGCGGGACCGTTGAAATCAACGGCGGCGAGTTTGAGTGGATCGACGGAAGCCTTGGCGCGATCACCCATCGGGCGGGGAAGTGGAAGTACGACCGTCTCATGCGGTCCGGTCTGTCCGCTGGCAACATCGCCAGCTACGCGGGCGCTATCGAGGTTCAGGCGTCCGGCATCATGACGCCCACCCTCGGCACGCGAACCAAGTACGGCCTCGGTGCTGCCATCTCGACGGGCACCTACGGCGCGGGCGACATTGGGGCGTAAGTGGCTGGTTTCGACCTTGTAGACAGCCAAGGCTTCTTCCTCGTCACACAAGACGGGTTTGTTGCCGACGATTCATGCGCCACAACCTGTTGTGGTTCGTGTCCGTCGTGGCGCGAACTCGTCCAGTGCGACTCTGGCGGGTCCGATCCATGCACGCCGCCATCTCAACGGCACGTCTGGATCTGTTCGTCCGTTAAATGCACAAACGGAGAAAACCTCACGCCTGGAACGGTCGTCTTCATCGACGACCACTGTTTCACGGTCCAGCCCGGAACCCAGCCCGAACCACCGCCCGGCGCTGACATCATCACGTCCGTCGCCCCTGTCCAGTGCGTCGGATCGTGCAGCCAATCACCGTGCCCCCAAGGGGACCTCTGGTACAGGGCCGTCCCGTGTTCCCCAGAGGGTACCGAACTCTACGTCTGCGGCGTCACCCGATGCGAGATTCGGGGTTGCTACCGGATTGACCCGGCTGTCGGTGGCATCCACTACAGCCAGATCCCGCCCGGCGCTCGAACCGTTCGCATTCAGGACCTTGGCAACGTCGTAAGCCGGACGTGCTGCGAGTGCGAGACCGACCTGTGTGCCAACGTCCCGCTGACGATTAACGACCCGCCAGCGAGCGACCCGTGCTATGGGGCTGCGGCAGGGCGAACCTGCTGCTGCTCCGTTACGACGCCTGACGGCCAAGGAAACAGGCATTCACGCGGTCGCCTCAGAGTTGGCGATTGGACTTGCCACCAAGTCGTGCGGGGCGGGTTCGGAGAGACCATCACCGACGTTCACATTGTCCCGGACTCCCGCCAAGTCGATTTGAACGGCTGCGAGTCGTTCATCGTCGAATCGGTCCAGACCGTCAATGGTGGCACGCCGGTTGTCGTCCAGGGGATTCGCGTCAACATCGGATGCGAGGTATGTGGTCAGTGGAGACTCAGGGCACCCCGCGAACTGATCGGCCCCCCGTTCCTCCCTTTCCAGACCATCACCGGATCTGAGGGGCGAGAGTGGGGCGAGTCGTGCCAAGGGTACTTCAGTCCGGAGACCGGCGAAACTCTGTCGGTCGATATCTGGGATGCGACGTGGGAATGCACGCACATGCTTCAGCGTGCCCGCTACCACTACGTGAACGACTTCGGTTCGACGATCGACACCACGTTTACGTTCGAGGCCGCGATTGTTCGGCCCAACGGATCAGTGGGCGATTCGTGTGTTGACCGCTGCGGCGGGAACATCGTGAACGGCCTTCAGCCTGTCCAGACGTTCCCGGCCACCGTGTCGGGTTGTGGCGGCTGCAACAAGGGACTTGGGAAACAGATCAAATGAGCTGGTGGACGTGCCTGAAAGGGGCGCTCGCCTATGCCACTGGTACGCCCCGTTCGACGGGTTCGGCGTGCTACGCGGCGGGTGAATGCGCGGCATGTGAACACATGCAGGTCTGGGACATTGACGACGTTCCGGAACCGTGCGGGTCTGGCGCGAAGATCCTGTTTGGCGACCGACGCCCGCTGACGGGGTGGTGTGGTCAGCCCGGAGAAACAGGCCACGTCACTTGTGGGTGTCTCGTACTGGCCGAGAACTCCGGAGACGAACTACCCAGAATCCCCATCACGATCCGGGGTGAACCAGTCCTGTTCAACCCCGCTGGAAAGACGACGCGCGAGGAACAGAAATGCCCCGCTGGTAGGTGGTAGAGACGCATCGACATTCAGGGAGAAGAACGACCAGCCTTCGGGCTGGTTTTTTTATGCCGTCACTGAATCCGCCTGCACCCTCGCCCACCTTGCAGGCAGCGACCCATCGTTAGCAAACGACCCGACCATCTCGGCGATTCCGTAGCTGCGTTCCACCCACCGTTCGATGTCGTCACGGGTCAGGTGTTCGGTGAGAGCGAGCATCACGATGTTCCGGTTCCAGCACCCGAAGTCGTTGTAGAACCGTTCTTCGTCTGCAAGCTCGATCCAGTCTTCCACGTATTGGGGGCCGTCGATGCTGGCGAACAGGGCGGTCTGTCCAGCCGCAGCATTGCACCCCATCGGGTATCCACGGGCAAGCACGACATTGCAGCACGCCTCGCGCCAGTTGCCATTCCACGCCATCGCCTCACCGTCGAAGGCGATGGTGCGGGCGAGCAGTTCGGAGTGCGGGTCGTCTGACTTCCTGAACAGCTTCAGGATCTGGTCGATCGTGTTGGCGATGGTCCCGTTGGCGAGCTGCTTGGCCCAGTACCGCTGGGTGTGGAATCCACCCACGTACACATCTGGGAACTCGCCCGTCTTCTGCTTGGCCGCTTCCATCTGTTCTGCGAAGTCAGCGCGGTAGGCGTCGTAGTCGTCACGCCGGAAGATGTTGAGGGCGTACTCTAAGCGGTGTTGCTGGGGGACGGGAGCACGCGGCAGCGGGTCCATGACGATGATCCGCCTGAACGCTGACCGTGGGATGGTGTCGATGATGCGCCGCCAGCCCGTGTCGCGTGAGAGCATCCACCCGCTTTGCATGGACTGGTTGCCGAGTTGGACGCAGATGTCGGGGGTGGTCATCGTACTTCTTCCTTCCTTTTCTTCATACTGCGTTCTGCCTCTTCTTTGGTGTCGAACAGGAAACAGGCATCGTGGGCATCTTCTCCGCCTTCAACATGTCCATCCCCGCATGTATATCTGAAACACTCGTGCAGAACCCTCACCATCACCCGCTCGCAATACTGACTACCAGTGAACACGAAGCACTGGTTTTCGTTTGGAACGGAAACCTCAATCACCGGCCCAAACTCTTTGGAAAAATGTTCACCACCCTTGTACGTCCAGTAGGTCTGACCCTTGCGGATCGGCGACCCGCTTCCATTGAGCACAACTTCGGGCATCTCAACAGGTCCACCCCACGATACTCCCGCGTGCTGCTTGAACTTGTCGCGGTATCGCTTGTTTGGGTCAATCATGAGAAAATATCCTTTGTCCACTGGGGAGTTTGGGCGCTGAACAGCTTGCCGGTCATGCGGACAAACACCGCAGCGATGGCCATGAGCAATGCGGCGATGGCGAGCAGCATGAACAGCAACGGCGTGATCGGTGCGACCAGATACATCCACCACCTGAACGGTTTCATGGTCTAGTCCTTGCCTGATAGTTCACGATCAACAACTTGGGTGGCCCAACAGACTTGGACATCCACCCTCGCGGGTCGTGCTCCATCGGAATAATGGCACGACACCACCGATCGCTGAATCGCAGGAACGATTTCACGTCCGCCTCGTACTCTGCTGGAACCTTGAGGTATGCCGTTGCGTCCGTGTTCCACAAACGCAGTTCCTTTGGGCAAGCTGGCTCGTAGTCGCGGTTCCACTCCATTGGGCAATCGTGGATTCTGGCTTTCATACCTTCCCTCCCGTCACGGGGTCGATCCCCAGCACCTTGCACACAGCGAGGCGGAGGGCTTCGGTGGGGTCTTCGTGCAGCGATCGTGAGTCGATTCCTGTGTCCGGAAGCATGCACACGGCTGTCATGGATTCGTTTTGAACGATTGCAACGCCTCGTTTGTTGTAACGATCCGCCAGCCACCACACCGCCCGATCCCTGATGAGCGCGGCGGCAACAGCGTCTTCGATAAACACATGGGGGAGATGCCATCGACATGGCAAGTTCTCGTTGCTGACGATGTTCAGCCCATCTGGTTGCAACTCCGGGCAAACCGGCCAGATGTGGATGGCCAAGAATGGGAGGTTGGTGGTCATTGGATTCCTTTCTCACACCGCCAGGCAGCGACGCACGCGCGGAGGCGGGCTTCCCATTCGGTGGGGCCTTCTTCGTTGGTGCGCCTCTCTGAGCCCCAGTTGGATGTTCCAGCATAGAACGGCGCGACAGGTACGTTCCGCTCCCTGATGTAGTCCCAGTGACACCCCACCGGCAGCTTGTCAGCGATCGCGTCGAGGCTGTGAGCGGGGATGGGGTGGTCAGGCGAGCACAGAACAGCATCGTTATACCAAGCTGGAGCGTCCTCTGTCACTTGGTCCGCGTGCCCATCCTCTCGAACCCGAAAGGATCCTCTGATCTTTTTCTTCCACCCAAGGCAGTAAGCCAGCTCATCCCGCAGCTCGTCCACAGTGCAGTCCTGCACGGGCTTCATGGCTCAATCCTCCTGACGGGTATTCCCGCCTTCTCTGCACGCCTCACCATGTCGGCGGTCCCTTTGCCACCGGGGAACGCTACCACGAGGTCTGGCTTGCCTTCGTCGATCATCCGCTGGTTTCGGAGGGGGCCAGCAGACCGACCGTTATTTGCCCAGTCTGCCGGATATGTGAGCGTGTCAACCTTCATTGTCCGTGCCCACTCAGCAGCCCTCGCGTCTGCGCCCGTTGCGCCTCCCTCAATCAGAACGTCGATTCCGAGTTCTGCATCAACTTCCCCAAGAACGAAGAAGACTTTATGGTCGTCCTTGTAGTCGCGTCCCCCGCACACGAGCACTCTCATGGCCCCTCCCTCACCTCGATGGCGACATGCAGCAGCTTGGCGAGGTCGTCGGCCTGGCGCGGGGTGATTTCGCAGAGGCCGTCCATCGTCCACACCCACGCCTTGTCGGGCGGGGTGAGCAGGATGCGGGTGGGTTGGGCAGGTGGAGTGTTGTTGGTAGCCAGAACGAGGACCACGCCAATCGAGGTACCGAAGGCAATACCGCACAGGAATACCCCGATTGTTCCGATCGCTTCCTTGGTTGACTGCTTCAAACTTCCACTCCTTTCGCTTTGAGTGAGGCGAGGGCGACGGCGATGGGCAACGATGCGTGATCCGCACGCACAGGAACGTGGCTGCTCCAATCGAACTCAACCTGCCACACTTGGTCATAGGGGTTGAACCTGATCGAAACGTCGATCATGCCACCGTATTCGCCGAAGTTGGCTTCGTGGAGCATCTTCTCCAACACCTCCCCCATCGCGCCGAACGATGTGGTGTATTCTGGGTAAATGTCCAGAGACATCAGCACAACGTTCTTGCCGCCAGCGACGGGGTGTTCCTTAATCCACCGCTCGACCGAGAGCTTCGTGGGAAACGTCGCGTCGAATCGGCGTTCCATGTACACGAGCGCCCCATCTGGTTCGTCTTCGTGCGCCGCGTACCACATGGTCCACGGCTTCACTTTGGTGACGTGCTGCGCCACCTTCGCGTCAATCGCCCACAGTTGTTCTGGCGTGTAGGTCTTCATGCGGGCTCCTTATTCAGCGTCCGGTGGGAGCACGATCTTCCAGAACCAGCCGCAGCCTTCGGTATCACAGAACTCGTACGGTCCATATCCGCCGTAGGCGAATCCGAATCCGCCTACGGATTTCGCACCGCACTTCGGGCACGTTCCGTCCTTGGACCGCTCGCCATTTTCTCCTGGTTCACCAGTGGAATCAACGAACACTTGGATTGGTTCACTCACCTGTGGGCTCCTTCAGTTGGTCCAACGTGGTGCGGGCAAGCACCTTGGTATCCGTCAGCACATTCGCCGCTTCGTACAGCCCCACTCCGCGCGTGTTGGCGATCCTCTCGATAAACTCGGTCGCCAGCTTGAGGCTCTTCCGCAGGGCGTCGCGGTCGCGTTCAAGATCGCGGATGCGTTCCGCGCTGAATCGCAACATCCCGTCATTCACGGCTGCGATGTCGCCGTCGTTGTCGTGCTGTACGCTCATGGATTCCCCTTCGCGGCTTCCGCGGCTTGGCTGTCAACCGTCGTGGTCCACAGTTCACGCATGACCTTGGCCCGCTCGTCGGCGCGGATGGCTTCCTCGATGCCCTTGCGGTTTTCTTCCAGCTTCCCCAGCACGGCGACGCCCATGCGTTGGGCGCAGGCTTCACACGAAACGCCGCGTCGTTCCTCCTCGACGGTCTGCCCGCACTTGTAGCACGCTGGTAACGACCCCTCCCGTCTCGCGGCGGAGAGGGCGTGGGCGAAGTCAGATACCAAGCCGTCGACGACCTCGCCGTAGAGGTTCCCATCGATGTAGCAGTCCACGATCTTCTTCGCCACCTCCACGTCTCGCGCGTCGGGGGATGATGTGGGCTGGTCCTGCTCGCGGAGGGCGGCGGCGATTCTCCGTGCGGTTCGCTTGTCGCGGATCGTCAGATCGTCGGGCGAGCATCGGTATTCATCCGAAGGCCCGTGCGTACACATAATCTCGATCGCCATTTCGTCATACTTGTCGCTCATGACTCGATCCTCTCGTACGCGGCCTCGAACGTGTCGGGATCGCATGGGTACTTCTCGCCTTTCTCGTCGGTGATGATCCAGTCTCCGGGGAATACCTTGAGCGAGCCTCCAGGCGTCCGGATCATGAAGATGTCGTCGCCCATGCCCCGCACGCGGCTGAACTGGTAGAGGTCGCCAACCTGCCGCAGATCGGGCGGGTTCGCTGATGCGCCCTTGCGGTACACCAGCATCGACGGGTCGTGTCGCTGGTCGCCCGGAGGCCACCACTGTTGGGCTTCGATCACGACGGGTTTCTTCCTGAACTTCTGAATCTTGCTCATCGTCCGCTTCCTTTCCGGTCGGGGTTAGAACCTCGGACCGCTCGCGTTCTCGTTCACATACACGTACACCAGCACCAGTGTCACCAGAGCGAGCACCAACATCACCCCAAGCCCCACGAAGAATCCGATCCAAAACATGCTCATGGCACGATCCTTTCCGACGATCCATCCCCCGCTCTCGCATTCCGCACACGGCTTGAACCCGCCCCCGTACCTGCTCGTGTAGTAGTACACGGCATGACGCCGCAAGCACACTGGGCACGGATAGTTGTGCGTTGCGGCTGGCCCGTGAAACTCGATGTCGATCTTCGCAAGCTCGCTCATCTCAACCTCCTCCCGCAGCGGGTGCAGGGGCCGTGGATCCATTCGCAGTTGATGAACTGTGGCGGGGCGTCGAACGGAATCACTGTCCACCGATGCCCCACGATGAAGCACCACACGCGGCGTAGGTGGGTCATGGGAGTTTCCTCGTTTCCTTGCCGCACGCACGGCACACGTATCCCGAGTCGTTGTTCCCAGACGGATCGCCTTCGTACTTCCAGTCGTGGGGGCATCGCTCTCGCAAGTCACGCATCTCCCGGTCGTGATAAACCGTGACGTTCTCAAGTTCAAGATCGGCGGCACGCCTGCGGCGAACGACGGTTTCGATCGTCAGCTTCTTCATCACGCACCCTCCCCGCTCGTGGGCTTGCAGCAGTCAGGACAACGGCACCCAGTACATCGAGGACACGCCAAGTCTGCGCCGTTGATCCCTCCACCCTTAATGACCTTCGTGTCGTCGCAAGTCCCGCACACCTTCATCTCCGCCTTCCCGCCATCCGGGCGAGAGAACACATCTCGAAGGATCAGCATGGACTGCGCGCACTCCTGATTAAGCTGGCACACTTCATCGTGGCTGTAGTTTTCCGGATTGATCTCGAAAGTCACTGTGCAGTAGGCGTTTCTAATCACATCGATCAAGTCCAGGTTTTCACGTCTAGCCGCCTTGGCTTTGCGTTCAAGCTCCGCAACCCTCGCATCCGCAACCTTCACCTGATCCGCAAGATTATTCTTCACGGTGATGGAGAGTTTGACGTGGGCCTCAAGCTCCGCGATGCGGGCGTCCTTCGCCTTGATCGCGTCGGATTGCAGCGTCACCGCGTATTCCAGGCCCGCGATGTCCTTGTCCAGAACCGCGAGCGCATCCACGGCATATTTTCTTGCGTCCGCATCGCCCGGAAACTCCACCCTGAACACCTCTCGGAAGAAGTTGGGAAGGCGGTGGCATTGACGTTCAATCTCCGTGTCCTTCGCCGCGAGCGCCGTGGCGTGGTCGGAAAACTCCACCCATCGGCCATCCGTACGCAGGATTTTCATGTCACTCGTCACGTCGTACCTCTTGACCTGCTCGCTCATGATTTGGCTCCTGCCTGTTCAAGCAAACGATTCCACTTCTCAATGAAGTCTTCCCGAGAATGCCAGTTGTGTGTGTGCCACTGCTGATTGTCGAAGGACCACCAATCTCGAATCTCACCGCGCATCTTCCGATGGACCGCTACCTCCGCCCTCAACTGCTCGACCTCCGCGAGGAGCGCGGGGACCTGTTCGCACACGCGACACAGAATCTGGTCCTCGTCGTCTTCCTCAACCGGGATGCTCATCTTCGGAACGCGCAGTTCTGAACACAGCCTGCCGACGATGATCCGTCCGTTTGCCGCGTCTGCCCTCAACTTCGCAATGTCGGTGCTCATCGTGAACCTCCAAGCCGCACGCCGTACTTCTGCTCGATGCGGGATCGGTCCTGTTGTTCAAGCACCGCGTTTCCACGGTACTTGTGAATCCCGGCACAATACCCACGCTCCCACGCCTCACGCACCGCGATCCGGATCGCGGCGTCGATGTCGCTGGCCTCGATTCGCTCACCGCAGAACACGGCGTCAGTCTGGAACATCGCAAGGCTCAGCGATGGATTGAGAATCCGTAACCTCTTCAGCACAAACCTCTCCCCCACGCTCATCTTCTTCGCACGGGTTGGCATTACTTGGTCTCCTTCGCAAGCTCGTCGCGGATCAGGTCGAGTACGGCGGCTTCGCACCAACCTCCCATGTAGTCGACGTGCACTGAGGTTCCGTCGCGTAGTTGCAATGATGATGCACGCCGGTTCATCCCGTCCGTGAACATCCTGTCCACAATCCGCTGGGCAACGTCCTTCTTCGGTTCCGCCTTCTTCGCACGGGTCGTAGCATTCGCACGATTCTTCATCGGTGGTCCTCCGGGTTGACGATGCGGTCAACCAAGTCGTTGTACTCAGAATCCGATTCAGTCTTCAGACGCCGCGCACGCCGAACCACGGCGCTCTCGTCGTCCGTAAGCTGACCGCCCAGCGTTGCCACGTCCTTCACCACGTCCACGGGCAGACACGCCACGTTGACCGCAGTTCTCACGATTGCTCCGAAGAGTCCCATCACGCCGCTCCTTTCGTCGGTTCGATCCAAAGTTCCACCCTCGGGTTCTCCTTGTCCACACCGATCACCACCGGAAGGTGGATCAACCCGCTGTCATCCGCGATCACGCCCGCGTCCTTCAAGCCATCGAAAGCGCTCTTGAGGCTCGACAGGCAGTTGTCGCGGTCCCTGCGCCGGTTCTGCTTGAAGTAGAACCTCGCCTCAACCTGGGCCTCGTTCCACCGATGCCGTGTTTCTGGGGCGTTGAGCGCCGCGATCATTGCCGCCACGCGGTACGCCTTCGTGTGCTTGGCCTTCACTCGCCAGTGACACCTCGCGTTGGGGCTGAGCTGCGCCGGTGGCAGGGACAGGATGATCCTCACGCTCCACACTCCTTGCTGGCGTTCGCCGCAATCGACTTCACCGCAGCGGCGAGCGCGGCGAGACATCCGCCTCTGTCTGGGACCACGAACTCATCGTGATACAGCGTCAATGTGACCGTTTCGGAGTCAACGTCGCTGGACCAGTCAAATGTGTGGAACCCCTCGCCAATCAGCGTTCGGGTAAAGCTCGCCTCGAACAGCAGTTCGGCGGTTTCGTCGGACAAGTACACGTCTTCGGCGTGCGCTCGATCCACCTTGGTGGTGGACCCCTTCAGCATGAAATAGCATTCGGGGACATACCCAACGATGTCCTTCGGCCACCACTTCCGATCCACGTCCTTCACCAGCTCGTAAATCTCACTCGCATTCATCCGCAGCTCCTTTCGCCGCAATCTCCAAGATGGCCGCAGCCGCTTCGATGGGGCACGCTCGCTCCGTCTCGATTCCGTCGTAGCTCGCCACGTAGTTGCTGCACAGACCGCATGGGCGTACTTCCAGCATCTGCTCGTTCATGTTCATGCCTCCGCCATCTTCAGGTTCGCCGCGTGGCGACCCGCTCTGAGATATGGAAACCACCCCGTCTTGTCTAACCACCGATGCCACCTCCAAGTACCCGGAACCGGTTCATCGTCTCGGCACATGCACGAACCAATCCCAAAGCGAGCCTGCTTCAACCCCGTCGTGTGGGCATAGAGCCCAATGTCGATCATCGCCTGCGCGAGTTCGTCGATTCGGCGTCGATCAGCTTCTAGCCATATCCGGTACGACCGGATGTACTCGCGTCGGCGGTTGTCCATGTCGCGCCGATCTGCGGTAAGCCGATCCCGAAGAATCGACGTGCGTACTTCGAGCACGTTGGGGTCGGGGTGGGTCATGGGGTGGCTACCTCGTGTTTCGCTTGTTCTGCGCTGTCATACTCGCCTGATTCGACATGTGGGCCTTGCGTCTGGGGCAGTGGTCAATGTGGAGTTCGTCTCCGATCAACTCGAACGCGGCTCCCGCGATCTTGTCCCACCAGACGGCGCGTCGGCAGAACTTGCACTCGATAGTCTTTCCGCAATCGGTTTTGGTGTACTTCTTGCGTCCGCTCATCTTCCGCTACCTCCAACAGTCATAGTCCTTGCCACCAACTCGCCATGAAGTTCTTCCAGCGAGTCGAACCCGAACATCTCTGTGTCTTTCATCGTCATAACAGTTCTCTTCAATCGCTTGTAGTCATTATCCGTAGTTTTTACGTCGTAGTATTCGGCGAAGACCACACCAGACGCATCTGGAAAAAGATGAAGATGCAGACCGTGGCACCGCATGTTGTCGTGTACGCCGATCGCAACCATTCGTTCCTCGTACCGACTGAGAAGTGCGAGTATGTCTGTGATCTTCACTCTCCCACCTCCCCCACCGCCCGCTCAAGTTCGGCGCGGAGGTTGATGCTGTCCATCTCCCATCGTCCGTTGGCTGCGATGGCGCTGTTCCCTCTCGTCATCTCATGCGCCGCGAACCGCAGGGCGGCGGCGGTGTGAGCGTCGCTGGTTTCGGGTTATCCATGTCGTCGATGTGGTGGCGACAGTCGAAGCATTGGTCTCGGAACATCTCAAACGTGGTACCGTTCGGGAAGTAGACTTTGGTCAGCCCATCCCGTTCGGCTTTGAGGATGTTCAGGGAGACGATTTCCTTGTGTTGTTCGCTCACGTTCCACTCCTCGGAAAATGCACGTTCCTGCTCACCGGGTTCTTCGACTTCCTGTTCGGGTCAAGCGAGTGCATGACCTTCAGGGATGCCACACTGATCGCGTACGCTGGCCTGCCGAACATCTCGCCGTGGTGATGCACCATCCCGCGCCGTTGCAGCGATTCACGCATGTCCGTGGCTTCAGCCTCCGTGCAGTTCTGCATCAGGGCAAGGTGCCTGTCCGTGAAGCCCGCCAGCGGGAACCGGTAATACTGCATCAGCGCCCGACGCAGCGGCATCGCAAGCGTCTTCAGGCTGTCTTTCGTCGCATCTTCAGTGGCAAGCGTGAGCATTGAACCTCCTCACCAAATAAAGTGCTGTGGTATGCGGCCTGTTGAGCATCGCGCCAATCTCGGGATAGCTGTACCCCTTGCTCCGGAGATGCCCGGCCACATCCTCGCGTGCCCACACGATCCGCTTGTAACGGACTTTGGAGTAGAAGTCGGTCATCTTCTCGTGTCCCCACAGACCGTGAATCGTGAACGCTCTGCGGATCGCTTCCTCACGATCCGACACCATCCTGGGCGTGATGATGCAGTCCGTTTTCATTGGTTGCTCCCTAAACACCTTCCTCAACAAACCTCATCGAACTACCTTCAAAGCGGACGGTGGCCGTTCCCAGCGAACCGTACTTGTTCTTGCAGACTGTGAACTCCGTCAACGCCCGCTTCTTCTCAATGCTGATAACGTCGAACTGGTCTTCGGGTCTAGCATTGAAGTGCGGGCGGTACACGCTGACGCCAATGTCCGTCCGGTCAGCGATCGCAGCCGATCCACGCGAGTCATTCAGACGGGGTGCCCGGTCCATCGACCGCGCCGCCTTGTCCACCTGCGAGATGACGATGCAGAGCATCCCAAGCTCGGTGCCGATCCGGGCCAGCCACCGCATCGACTCGGCCATCGCCTCCGCGCCGTTCTCGATGCCCGGCATCGGCTTGAGGTCTTGTATGTAATCCACCATGATCCGCCGAACGCCCTTCGTTACCGACCGGGTGGCGCGCCGGTAAATCTCGCTGGCATCCATCGAATCCGGTTCCACCGTCAGCTTCATCGACCGGAGATGTTCGATCCCCTGCCCGATCGCGTGCTGTTCGATGGTGCTGGGGACGTGACCGGCATTCATCCACGAATGGACCGGCAACCCGGTGTGGACGGACAGCAGCGTTCCAGCCACCCGTTCCGGACCCTGTTCAACCGAGTGAACCACCCCACCGCCACCGTGCATGGAGGCCAGATGTGCCATGAGCGTGAGCGCCCAAGTCGTCTTCCCGTGTGACGGGTGGCCGATGACCGTCATGACGCCCTTCTCGGGGATGCCACCGCTCAAACTGTCGAACCACGGGAACCCGGACGAGACCAGATACCGCCGTTGGGCTTGCAGGTCGGCGAGGATTGATCGTGCGGCGTCCGCAACGTCGAGGGCCCTCCCGGTATCGATGTCCTTCGTCGCCCCGCAGAATCGATCTAATGCGATTCCAGCGAGTTCGCGGGCGTCGTCCAGCGTCCGGGCGTTGTACGCAGAATGGCTGACTTCCGACGCCACCTCGATGATCCGGCGCTGAAGGGCAAACTGACGGATCGACCGCGCCCAGTGCATGGCCCCGGTAGGTCCGGGCGTCTCAGCCGCCAGCTTTTCGAGGTACGCCACCCCGCCGATGCTCTCGATCTTGCTCCCGGCGCGGAGGTCGTTCAGGAGCAGGACAAGATCAAGCCCCCCAGATTCACGTTCGATGTACACCATCGACGCGAAAATCGAGGCATGGTGTTCGTCGTAGAAATCGCCAGCCGTGACGACGCACGACACGTCCGCAATGACCTTGGGGTCGAGGATCATCGCGCCGAGAAGGGCCATCTCGGATTCCGGGCTGTTCGGCATGGGGCGGTTGATCGTCACCATTTCATCACCGTCCCGACCGGGTTGGTCTTGTACTCGGGCTTAGCGATTTTCCCCTGGTGTCCGTTGTTCCCGCCCTGATCCTGCGTTCGCTTGAGCCAGTTCACGATGAACCGTCCGTAGTTCGACTTCTTGTTCGCCGGGTTCGCCACAAGCCAGGTGTGCATCTGGGCAAGAGCGAGGTCCACGTTGCACGCCGGGTACGCCTTGGACCACGTTTCTCGGTGATGCTGCTGGATGCCCGTCCACCCACCAGTCTCCGACCAGTCGATTTTCTTCTTCGCTTCGCGCGGGCTTTCTTCTTCTTTGAATAACTTTTCTGTTCTGTTCTGTTCTGTTAGACCGTTATTTTCGTTATTCTGTCGCGCACGTAACGCGTTACTGTCACGCTTTGTCTTCTCTCTGTGACGACGCTGGCGTTCCGCGTTTAACTCACGCTGGCGTGCAGACTTATGATTCCTACTCTGCCACTTGTTCAGCACCAAAGTTCCGTCGCTCTCGAAAAATGCCCATCCAGTCGACACATACGCATCACAAAACCCTTTGCACTCGATGATGGCGTCGATGACATCGCGCGTTACGCCCTTGATGCGACCGTTAGCGGTTCGACTGTCGGCCCAGCACCAAAATCGGTGGAGCTTCCCGACCGTGGTATCAAGGTCGATGCCGACCAGAGTGGATATCAACACCACTCGCTCGTGCTGTCGGAGTTCCTTCCTCATAGCAATCCAATCGCCAGCCAAGTCGCATCCTTTGCGAAGAGCGTCAAATCCACATGAACGCGCCGATTCCGACCGAGATAGCGTGCGCTCGGGTGCGTCCCATTCGTGAGAAAAGATAATGTGGATGAAGTTTGTGCAATGTAACGACCTGTGTTGGTATCCGCAAAGACACAAAGTGATTTTCTGAAGATTTTCTTCGAGTCACGGGTGGGCATCATTTCTCGCCACCCAGACCACCGCATTACGACCGCTCGCCGTCTTCCGACGCTTTCCAGAGTCGCGGATCTGCTCCAGCTTCTCCAGCTCCCACCGACGCGGACGCTCCGTGTTCCCGGACAATGCCAGGGCCATCTGAATCTCCTCGTCCGTCGCCCCAGCCTCACCGCACGCCATGATGTGGCCCATCACAAGGCGGCGCAGGCGGGTGGAGTCCTTCTCGATCGCTCCGGCGGCTTGAGCGCTCGTCTCGGGCGCGTTCGCCGGGAACGGTGCGTTGATGTCGTCCATGACGGTCTCCTTTCAATCGGCGTGGCTTGGATCGAACCAGCGACCTTCCGGACCTATGCCGGACGCTCTACCAAGGATCAACTTCTCTGTATGCACGGGCCGTTCGTTGGCGTTGCCTAGGACGCATCCGACTGGCTTGTCGTGGGTTGAATCCTGCACTGAGCTACACGCCGTACACCCCTCTGTGCGATACACCGATTCGGAAGAGAAGAACCTCGTTCGTCGTCAGTGTCAGAGGGGACCGGGACACCCCGGTAGTTCTAACTCTCCTGCGACTGCCCCCTGACATGCACGCAGTTCCCGATATTGACCTCCCCGCCCGGCTTGATGACCAGTGACGCCACACGCGGTTCACGGACCATCTCCGACACCACCTGCAAGAACTTCTCATGCACTTCGATCAGCTTCGGAAGGTCGGAACGGCCCTGTTCCGTCGATACGAACGAGCACCCGGTAAACGTCGTGGCCGGTGCCTTCTGCGGTTCTGCCTGTTCAGTCTTCTTTGACTTCGGATTCACTTTGAACTCCCTTGTTCTTTCGCCAACCGATACGCAGCAGCGTTGAACTGCTTCACCAGCGCCAAGGTCCACTCCTTGAAGCTCCACTCGGGCAGGCTCAGCAAGTGCAACCTCGCCTCAACAATGCTCATGAACGTCTCCTCAGAACCGACCTGTCTCTGTGAAAAACCCCCGGCCCGCAACCTTGGCAGGCCAGGGGTGGAGCGACTTACCACGGGATGTCAGACTCGGGCTCAACCTTCGCTTTGGGGTTGTCCAACCACGCCTTGATGTGCGGCATCAGCGCCGCAGGCCACATCGAAGTCGTCATAGGAAGCGTCGAGAACGCCACCTTCGACGCAATCAGGTGGTTGCGAAGGTCCAGCATGTCCAGCCCCTTGTCGGTCAGTGCCGCAGCCAACCGAGACGAGCCAACCTCGCCCAGCGTCCGTTCCTGCGTCGCAGCCGGTGCTGGGCTGCTCTGGGCTGGGATGAACACCTGAATGCAGTCGATCGGCTTGCCCTTGTACGTCGTTCGGCCAACCTGAACGCTGATGAGCTTTCCAAGCCAGCTATCCGTGTTCGGTCCAAACGCTTCCTTGAGCACGTTCTTGTTCGTCACGTTCAGGGAGAGCTGCTTCTCTTCGTTGCGGAAGTGAAGCACGGCCTTCTTGACCTTCTCCTCACCGTCGTCGCCGAACTCCTTCACGGTAACGTCCGTGATTTCGAGCAGCATCGTGCCGCCCTGCGACTTCACGTACGCCGCGTTCATGTTGTCGCCCGCATACACCGCATCAATATCAATGCCCATCGTCGAACTCCTTTTCTGCCTGTCTGGTTTCTGCTCGTTCGTCCTCGCCGGTGTTCCTTAACTTCTCCGGCTTGTTCATGGACCGTTCCCAGTCCTTCCGCTCTCTCTCGTCAGTCGGAATGTCAGTCGGTTCCCGCTTCAACCTTGGGGCCTTTCACGTAGAACCTGTCCTGTGCGGGCGTGACCTCGCAGCCGGGTGGGATGTCGCCCGTGTTCTTGAAATACTCGGAAACCTCGCCCTTGGCGACAGTCTCCGCGACCTTCACCCAGCTCGTCAGTCCGAGCGACTTTGCGTACGTCATGAGCGCCGCATCGTCTGTCACGTCCAGCTTCGCGGGTTGGGCGCGGAAGCCAACCGTCCCGTAAGGCGTTTTCACCGACTTCGCCTTGCCGCCCGCACGCTGGATCAAGTCGGATGCGACATGCCGCGCGACGGGTCCGTACACGAAGTCCAGACCCTTCCGGCGAGACTCGATCCCCTTGAGGATCAACGCGCACTGTTCCTTGACTCGCTCGGCCTCCTCGTCCAGCCGCGTGCAAAGGCGGACGTACTTGTGGAGGGTGGCGACCTCCTCGCTGTTCGTGCCCGGCGCATCCACGGACGCCATGTCAGCGTCGATGAGCGCCTTGAGTGAATCGTCAACTACTGCCGTTTGATCTTCCATTTTGCTCCTTTCGTTAACGGCCTCTGCATCGCCACCCACCACGGATGGCGAAGCGGGGGTCGTATTCCCCAAGTTTCCAGCCGATTAAGGCTGTTGCCTGACGAACCCCGGTTAATCCTCTGGCCCGCCCTGCTCGTTCATACGCTCACGCAGCGCGTCCGTGAGCTTGTCCATCACCGCATCCAGAATCACGTCGTGCGAGTCCTTGCAAACCTCAGCCGACTTGATCGTCACGTCCCACACCTTCCGGCCCTTGTACTCGTCAACCGTGGTCGTGTAGTCCACGTCGATGTCAAGGTCGGAAAACTCCACCGTGACCTTGTGGAGACGGATGGTCGTGGCGTGCAGGTCCGTGACATCGACAATGCCGTTGGGGTCGTTGCAGCCAAGCTCGCGTGCCATCTCTGGATCGCCAGCGTCCGGGCCGAGGAACGCATCCTGCACCGTCTGGGCTTCCTTGAGCATCGCATCGGCACACTTGCCGTAGATATGGTCCTCAAGGATCTTGCGTGGGTCTTTCATGACCATGTGACCTCCATTTAATGAAAAAGCATGGGGACAAAGAACGGGACGGCGACTCCCACGCCGAACCCGACTGCGACTCCAACCATGAGACCCCTGCGCCAGCCCACTCGGACCAGACGCTGGTGTACCTCGTGACGCACAACGGCTTGCTTCCACTCACGCACCTGCTCGGCCATGCGGTCAAGCTCGGGCTTGTAGACTTCGAGCGTTTCGGTGGTTCGTGCCATGCGTTGCTCGTGATGCGCGGCCCACACCGACAGCCACACGCTGGCCGTGTCGGGGGTCGCTGGTGTTCGTTCAAAGGCCCATGCTTCCGTTAGGAACCACGGGCATGATTTACTTGATAACAACCCCGCCGATATAGCCGCCGCCGTAGCCGTAGCCGTAGCCGGAGCCGTCGCCGTCGCCGGAGCCGGAGCCGTCGCCGTAGCCGCCGCCGTAGCCGTAGCCGGAGCCGGAGCCGTAGCCGGAGCCGGAGCCGTCGCCGTAGCCGGAGCCGGAGCCGTCGCCGTAGCCGGAGCCGTCGCCGTAGCCGGAGCCGGAGCCGTAGCCGGAGCCGGAGCCGTAGCCGG